CGGCTCAGTATGAGCAACATATTTTCCATTGCTAAAGCGTCGTCTTCCGAATATGGAGTCGGTGCGCTTTCTAATGAGAAAAGCCCACTGAGTGAACCGAGTTCCAGATGCATACTCGGAGGGAGTAATTTTTCTCCCCCAGAATTTGCCAGCCAAGTGATGACTATTTTCATGTCGTCACTAAGGTCCGAATATGCTCTGTTGTTGATATCTGGATATCCCATCCCACCTAGCTCTCCGCAAAGGAAGGGGTGGTGTTGGAAACTCCTCATATCATCGATGAATTTCCTGTTGTTAAGGTAAACAAACAAGCCGGCGTTTTGAAACTCCGGCGAGTCCCACTTAAACCACGTTAATGTGGCGTAGGCGGCAAAGCCCCTCGTCCATTCGGGGGGTATTTCCTTAGCACCAGCGAATCGCGCAGCATCCGGCTTGGTTATGTTTTTAACTCTTACAATGTCAGAGTATTCAAACCAGTTATGCCATCGGGTCTTGGGTCCTAGACGAATAAACTCCTCGCAGTATACACCGAAGTGTGGACTACAGAAGTTCGTCCCTTCAGACACCTTACCCCCGACTGTCGGATACATCGCCATCACCATGTCATTAGACTCCGGTGTGTCGTATGCGATTTCATCATCACCACATCTTCTTCTGAATCGGTCATTTAAGAGTTTTTGATCATACAATAATTCTCTTAAGCCGTCAATTCTCAGAAAAAAGGTAACGTCTAAGTTGGACATATCTTTAATGTCTTCTGGTTTACAACCCAACTCGGATAAAGCTCTAGCAAGCCAACTGATAAATTTCGTATATGCGTTGTCGATAAACCACGTAGGAGCGTCCCCCATTAAGGGGCCTCCGGTTTTATCTTCCACGTGATCCTCGATTTCGGGATAATCGATATCAGTTTTTGCCGTCTCACAAAAATGGTAGACGGACTTATAGAACGGGTCATTAATTAGACCTGTTCCAATGCTAAAGCCGGTGAGGAGTCCTTCGCTTAATTGAGGTAATATTAAGTCGCTACACCTAGAAAGGTCTAGTGACATGATCTCAAGTTCGCGTAAGAACTCAATAACGTCATGAGGCAGCATCTTATCTCCGTACTGTTGTCGGAGGAACTGATTGACGCTAAACATGAGCGGATTGCCAAATCCTTTTGATTCTGAGTTTTCTCTATCGAGACTCGGAATCTCAACGTCCAAAGCGGCGTAATAGTATAAGGCTATCCTCGGGAAGTTCATTATGGTTGTATCTTCCCACTCACTAACAGTGATAACACGGCACTTGTCGCCTCGTTCGGGAATACCCCGTGCGACAAGGTACCTCCAGTTGAACGTTATATTAAAGTTCACTGGCGGTGAATGGAACTGTCCCTTAAATGGGCCAGGTCCAGAACATCCGTTTGTTCCACTGTAAACCAATTTCTTCTTGCCTGCTTTAGGCCCGCTCAAGATGACCCTGTG